AAGGCAGATTGAGTTCCACAGCGCAGGCGCTACGCACCGCGAACGCCTGTTCCGCGCCGGCAACCAGCTTGGCAAAACGTGGTCATCGGCCTACGAGATCGCCTTTCACCTCACCGGCCAGTACCCGGACTGGTGGAAGGGCAAGCGGTGGGCGCGTGGCGTTACCGGCTGGGCACTTGGCGAGTCGATGGAATCCACCCGCGACACGTTGCAACGACTATTGCTTGGTCGCCCGAGTGAGTGGGGCACCGGCACCATCCCCCAGGCATCCATCCTCGACATCAAGCGGGCGCAAGGCATCGCCGATTCTGTCGATTGCATCTTCGTGCGCCATGTGTCGGGCGGTGTGTCGCGCCTGTACTTCAAGTCCTATGAGAAGGGCCGATCCAAGCTCCAGGGCGAGACGCTGGACTTCGCCGCGCTGGACGAGGAACCTCCGCTCGACATCTACACCGAGGTGCTGACCCGAACCAACGCGACCAAGGGCATCGTCTGGATCACCTTCACGCCGCTGCTGGGCATGTCGGAGGTGGTGCGCCTGTTCCTCCAGAACCCGACGCCAGACCGTTCGGACACGAACATGACCATCGACGACGTGGCGCACTACACACAGGAGGAACGCGACCGCATCGTTTCGAGCTACCCGGAGCACGAGCGCGAGGCCCGCGCCAAGGGCATCCCGATTCTTGGCAGTGGCCGTGTGTTCCCGATTGCCGAGTCGGCCATCACCGTAGAACCGTTCCAGTTGCCCGACATCTGGCCACGCATCGCCGCCACCGACTTCGGCTGGGATCACCCGTCGGCATCCGTCTGGCTGGCATGGGATCGAGACACGGACACGATCTACGTCTATGACGCCGTGCGGGTGCGCGAATCGACGCCAGCCGCCCAGGCGCCGTTCATCCTGTCACGCGGGCCGTGGATTCCGATGGCGTGGCCACACGACGGCTTGCAGCATGAGAAGGGTTCAGGCTTCCAGTTGGCCCAGCAGTACCGGGACGCGGGCATCAACATGCTGCACGAGATGGCACAGTTCCCCGAGACAGGCGACGAGAACGGGCACAAGGTCAGCCGCGTGTCCGTGGAGGCTGGCGTGCTGGGCATGCTGGAGCGCATGAAGGCCGGCAAGTTCAAGGTGTTCTCGAACCTGAACGAATGGTTCGAGGAATTCCGGCTGTACCACCGCAAAGACGGCAAGATCGTCAAGTTGCAAGACGATCTGATGGCCGCCACGCGCTACGCCTACATGATGCTGCGCTATTCCGAAGTGCCGCCCGATCCTCAGAAACTGCTACTCAACCCACGGAGAGACTATGACTGGCGTGCAGGCTGATTCACTCACAGCGGAACAGGACTTCGCTTTCAGGCCAGCGCCCCAGCGGGCCTGCCGGGATTTCCTTGGTATGCACCACCTTCGCATGCTTGCCGCTGCGCTGGCAGTGGGCGTCAGCCTCCTGTATCGCTGCCGCTTTCAGCGAATCGGTACTGACCAATCCGCTGCTGCCCTGATGTGTGACCGTGGCCAGACCTTCGCTACGCGGCACGACGCCGGTTGTTGGCGTGGCACACCCGGACAAGACCACCAGCAATGCCGCCACAACGCTCGTTTTCATCATCATTCACCCCTTTCTTTGCCTACCGTCGAATTGCTGCACGACACCCACAATACCCTAGGGGCAAAGCATAACCGGACGAGATACTTATGCCAATCGGCGACATCCAACTGAATAACGAGGCGATTGACCGCGATTACGCGGGCTATCCCGGCGCCAATGCAGGCGGGCCGACGATGGCATCTCGCTTCCAACACGACCAGAAACCACGCGGCAATGTCGTGATGGGCGAGGCGCCGACAGATGCCGGCGACCCCAACGCCATCCCGGACGATCTGGAGAACACTGCGCTGCCCCGCGCCCAGGTCGAAATGTTCCTGCGCGAGATCAAGCACCAGCCCCACTGGCGCCGCGAAGCTGACCGGGCCGCCGACTACTACGACGGCAACCAGCTTTCGCCTGAAACCGTCGAACGCCTCAAGGATCGCGGCCAGCCGCCGCTGATCGCCAACCTCATTAAGCCGACCATCGACACCGTGCTTGGCATGGAGGCCAAGACGCGCACCGATTGGCGCGTGCGACCCGAGGACGACGAGGAATGCGACGACGATCTGGCCGAGGCGCTGTCGCTCAAGCTCAAGCATGCCGAGATCGAATCCCGCGCCGACCGCGCCGTGTCCGATGCCTACGCCGCACAGTGCAAGGCGGGGCTTGGCTGGGTGGAAGTGGCCCGTGAGCATGACCCGTTCAAGTGCCCGTACCGCGTCAAGTACGTGCATCGCCGTGAAATCTTCTGGGACTGGCGGGCCGAACAGCCCGACCTGTCCGACGCCCGCTATCTGGTGCGCCGACGCTGGCTTGAACTGGAGCACGCCATTGCGCTGATGCCCCAGTACGCCACGCTGTTCCGCATGACGACCGGGGGCTGGGCAGGATTTGACCCACTGCTGGAGCAGGACTCTCGCCTGGTGCAGTCGTGGGAGATCGAGCGCGACACGCGCATTGCCGCCGTCGATTGGCGCGACATCCAGCGCATGCGCATCTGCCTGTACGAAATCTGGTACCGCAAGTGGGTGCGCGGCTACGTCATGACGCTGCCCAACGGCACGACCATGGAGGCGGATTTCAACAACCCGCGCCACAACGAGGCCATCGTCGCCGGGTTCGCCAAGGTCAAGCAGGCCACGTTCCAGAAGGTGCGCCTCGCTTGGTATACCGGCCCGCACTTCCTCTACGACGTGCCCAGCCCGTACAAGCACAACCAGTTCCCCTACGTGCCGTTCTTCGGCTACCGGGAGGATCTGACCAACGTACCCTACGGCCTGATCCGGGCCATGATTTCTCCGCAGGACGAGATCAACGCCCGCAAGTCCAAGATGCTGTGGAGCCTGAACAGCCGGCGCGTGGTGACAGACTCTGACGCCGTGCTTGACCACAACAAGATCGCTAGCGAAGTTGCCCGCCCGGACGCCTACATCATCCTTAACGCCAACCGCAAACCGACCAGCACTTTCCGTGTCGATCCGGGCGGCGAACTGGCTACGCAGCAGTTCCAGGTGATGCAGGAGAGCAAACAGGAGATTGCCGAGGCCTCCGGTATCCACAAGGCCATGATGGGCCAGAACACCAACGCATCGTCAGGTCTGGCCATCAACTCGCTGGTGGAGCAGGGCTTGAACACCCTGGCCGAGATCAACGACAACTACCGCTACTCCCGCCGTCTGGTGGGTGAAATGCTGTTCGAGTTGGTCAAGCAGAACCTGATGCAAGGCCCGACCCGTGTGGTCGTCGGCGAAGGCAACCAGAAGAAGGCCATCCCGCTGAACCAGCCAGCCATCGACGAGCAAACCGGCCAGCAGGTCATCAAGAACGACGTGGCCAAGGTCAAGGCCAAGGTGGTACTCGACGACATCCCGAGCACGCCGACCTACCGCATGCAGCAGTTGCAGATGCTGACCGAGATCACTAAGAGCCTGCCGCCCCAGTTGCAGGGCTTCGTTGTGGATTTCGTCATCGAGGCGACCGACATGCCCGGACGGCACAAGCTGGCCGAGCGCCTGCGTGCTGCCGTCGGCATTCAAGACCCAGAGCAGCAGCAGGCCGCAGCACAGGCGCAAGCCCAGGCGCAGCAGCAAGCTCAGGCAATGGCACAGAAAACCTTTGTGCTGGACGCGGCAGAGGCGGCAGCGCGAATCAGGAAGCTGAACGCAGAGGCAGAGGAAACCATGACGAGAATCCGGCAGACATCCATGCCACTAGTTCAACCGCAGCCGCCTGTCATTCAAACGCCAATCATCCAGTAGTTGTCTCCCCGCAGCCGCCACTTTCCCGCCAACACGGCGGGATTTTTTTCCTGTTGCCTATTTCCGTAACCGAATCGTCAAGGATTTACGCCTGCGAGTCGAATTGCTCTGACGACCCTATATTCACTCCCACGATAAGCGATTCCCCGCCATGGGTTATTGGTGCTTATCGGAACCCGCAAACCAACGCGATACGTGGAGTGAAGCTAAATGGGCATCGAACTTGATCTGAACAACCTTTCCGACAACCCCGAGGACTTGCAAAAGGTCTTTGAGCAGCTTGAGGCCGGTGGAGAACCGACCGCAGCCGCGCCCAAGGAACCCGAACCAGCGCCCAAGGAGCCGGAGAAGGCCCAGAGCAACGACGATCCGGCAAACAAGGAACCACAGAAGGCCGAGCAGGGCTTGTCTGACAACGAGGACGATGCCGCTGGTGTCGCCACTAAGGACGGAAAGCACGTCATTCCGTACTTGGTACTCAAGAGCGAGCGCGACCGCGCCTCGCGGGCTGAACAAATCGCCCGTGAAGCACAGGAGCGAGTAGCCACGCTGGAGTCTCAGTTGAAGGCAGGCAATCAAGGGGCGAACAACGGTGAAGGCGCCCGCACCGACCCGCAACAGCCAACTGCAAGCGATCTGTCAGCCGAAGATCTGGAAGCACTGAAAGAGGATTTCCCGACGGTCTATAAGGCGGTGATGGCGTCCATGGCAGCAGCCAAGGCGCTGGAAGCCAAATTGCAGCCGGTTGAGGAAAGCGTGCGCAGCACAGAAGCCGAGCGCGAACGATCTGCCACTGAGGCAGTGCAGGACGCGATTGACTCGGTGCCGAAGCTGGCGCACATCCAGGCGACCAACAAGGACGCTTTTGAACTGGCCAAACAGTTCGATGCAACCTTGCGGACACAAAGCGCCTGGGTAAGCAAGCCTCTGACGGAACGCTTCGCCAAGGTCACGGAGATGGTGGAGAGCGCCATCGGGCCGATTGATTTGCCGGGTAGCAAAAAGGCTTCACCAAGCGCCGAGGATTTGGCAAAGGCAGCGAAGGCCAAGGCGGAACAAGACGCCAAGACCAGTCGGACGAATGTGCCGACCTCCCTTTCCGAGTTCCCGGCAGGCCAGCATGCAGCGCAGGACGAACGAGAGGCCGCTGAACAGCTTACGCATCAGCAACTGGCCGAGAAGTTCGCCGGCATGAATGCCGACCAAATGGATGCGTACTTCCGATCCCTTTAATCCGTAACGAGGACACAAAAAAATGTCTACCAATATCCCAGTCGGTTCCGCCCTTGCGCGGAAAATCTACTCGGTGGGCCTGTTCACCCGTGTGCAACACTCCCCCGGCTTCATGAACCTGATCTCCGGCGAAATGCCGAAGGAAGGTTCGTTCGCTGCCAAGACCAAGGGCCAGACCTCCCCGGACTACCCCATCGTCAAGGCCGGCGATCTGGCCAAGGGCGCGGGCGATACCGTCTCCATCGACCTGTTCAACATCCTGCAAGGCAAGCCGGTGATGGGCGACAAGCGCATCGAAGGCCGCATGATGCAGCTCACCTACTCCAGCATGGACGTGCGCATCGACCAGGTGCGCGGCGGTGCTGACTCCGGTGGTCGCATGACCCAGAAGCGCACGGTGCATAACCTGCGCAACATCTCCATGGCTGGCCTCCAGGCATGGATGCAGCGTCTGGAAGATCAGACCGCGCTGGTGCATCTGGCCGGTGCCCGTGGTTCGCAGCAAACCTCCGATTGGGTGGTGCCGCTGCAATCCGACGCCGACTTTGGCGAGATCATGGTCAATACCGTCAAGGCGCCGACCAAGAACCGCTACTTCGCGGCCAACGATGCCACCACCCCCGCCGACATCGGCACCAACGACGCGCTGACCTTGCAGGACATCGACCGCATCGTGGCTCAACTGCGTGAATCCCCCGTGGTCATGCAGTCTGTCAAGATCAAGGGCGACGACCGCGCATGGAACGACCCGCTGTGGGTGATGTTCGTCACCGAGCGCCAGTGGCTCTACCTGCAAAGCCGTACCAGCCAGACCACCTGGCGGCAGGCTGTGCAGTACGCCTTCGAGCGCAAGAGTGGCGGACTCAAGCATCCGCTGTTCGACGCCTACGAGACGATCATGTGGAGCGGCGTGCTCATCAAGCGCATGAACCGTTACGCGATCCGCTTCGAGGCGGGCGATTCCGTCGTCACCGACACTGGCGGCGCTGACGGCCTGACCTATACCGAAAGCACGGTTCAAACCGCGCAGCCGGTGGATCGCGCCGTTATCGTGGGTGCGCAGGCGATGGCCAAGGCCTACGGCAAGTCGGCCTCTGACTACTTCTACGACTGGTCTGAGAAGGAAGTCGATCACGGCAACAGCATCGAAACCGTGGCTGCCAGCATGACCGGTTCCGCCAAGATCCGCTTCAAGATCGACGGCGCAGATACCGACTTCGGCGTGGCCGTGGTCGATAGCTACGCACCTGATCCTGCCTCGGCGGCTGGCCGTACCCTGCTGGGTTCCTAATCGAGAATTTCTCGACGGAATCTGACGGATTGAGGATTAACGGGGGCTTCGTCCCCCACTTCTGAAAAGGAAACTGAGATGGCCACCATCAATGCACCAACCCTTCTGGACGTTCAGTACAGCGGCGATTGCCCGCTTGCCAACGCCCACGGCCAAGCCGAACTGTCGTCCGCGCAAATCGGCGACAAGGTACGCCTGGTCAAGCTCTACGCTGGCACCAAGGTCTATGACATGCATGTCGTGTTCGATGATCTTGGCGGCGCTGGCGCAGTGCTCGACATCGGCTTCGAGTATGTCAACGGCGAAGCTGGCGGCAGCGCCAATGCGTTCTTCAACGACATCGACGTGGCAACGGCAGCCGGCAGTGTTCGCGGGGCTTTCGCTCCCGTCACGCTGGCCTACGACGCCTACATCATCGCCACCGTTGCAGGCGCTGCGCAGACCGGCACCCTCGACGTGGTGACGACCTTCGAGTTCAAGGGCAAGTAATTGCCCCTGAATCGACAGTGACGCGGGGGCGGCTCATTCACTTGGGCTGCCCCCGTTTTTGTTGAACACAAGGAGAACACCATGTCCAACCTCGTACCCGTCGTCTATGTCGGCAACAAGCCGCATGCCTTCGACAACATCGCGCATTCCGGCAAAAGCTGGCAAGGCAAGGGCGATGTGCAGGAAGTGACCGATGCCCAGGCCAAGCTGTTGCTGAAATACCCCGACCAGTGGGCGCTGGCCAATGAAGCCGACCGTGCCGTCGTCGATGCACCGGTATCCATCCAGTCGCAGGACGAGAACGGCGAGGCTGTGACCATCGACCCGGACGACTTGAAGAAGCCGCTGGAGAAGATGAACAAGGCCGAGCTTTCCGCACTGGCCAAACAGTCGTGGGACAAGGAACTTGACCCGGCCATGACAAAGAAAGCCATGATCGACCAGATCGAGGAATGGCAGCACGAGCTTGGCGCCTGAGTCGAATAGCCGACCGCCTTTCATAATCGGCTGAAACACTGGGGGCAAAGCCTTGGCCAACATCAAGTATTCCGAACTGCTGGACGAAGTGCTGCCGTATTTGGCTGCTGACCCGTCCGACCCGGTGACGGAGAACGCCATCAAACGTTCCGTCATCGAGTTTTGCTCCGGTTCGTGGATCTGGAAGCATCTGCCCGACCCGCTGGACGTGGTTGCTGGTGAAAACGCCTACGACCTTGAACCGCTGCCGGGAACGGATGTGACCACGGTACTGGCCGCCGAGCTTGATGGCGTGCCGCTGGCCGCCAAGGACATCCCCTGGCTGAACCGGGAAATCCCGCGCTGGCGCACCGTGGCCGCCAGCCCAAAGTATTTCACGCAGGTCGATACCGAGCAGGTCATTCTGGCCGCGCTACCGGACGCCAACATCACGGCAGGCCTGACGCTCACACTGGCCTTGCAGCCGTCGCAGGCCGCAACCAGCTTCCCGAAGTGGATTTTCAACCAGTACCTCTATGTACTGGCCGAGGGGGCGCTTGCCAAGCTGATGATGATGCCGAACAAGCCATGGACGGACATTCAGAACGGCGCCGACCGCCGCACCAAGTTCGAGGCCGGTATTGCCAACGCCCGCGCTTCTGCCGTGTCGGCACTGGGCAGCGCGCCGCAGCGCGTCACTGCCCAACATTAAGGAACCGACATGGGAACGATCATTGCCAACAGCGTCATCGAGAAGGCGCAGACCATCCTGCAAGACACAACCGGCGTGCGCTGGCCTGTCGCCAATGAACTGCTTGGCTGGCTCAACGACGGCCAGCGTGAGGTAGTCATCCTCAAACCCAACTCGCACGTCAAGAACATCGCCGTGCGTCTGGCTGCTGGCACCAAGCAGAGCCTGCCAACCGACGGCGTGCAATTGATCGACGTGGTGCGCAACATGGGCGCTGATGGCAACACACCGGGCCGCGCCGTTCGCATCGTCATGCGCGAGATTCTGGACGCCCAGGTGCCGAACTGGCACATCGCCACGGCTTCCGCCGACGCAAAGCACTACGTCTATTCCTTGCTCGATCCAAAGAACTTCTACGTCTATCCGCCGCAGCCTGCCGCCAATCAAGGCTACGTCGAGATGGTCTATGGCGCGGCGCCTGCCGATGCCACGCTGAACGGGCCGATCACGCTGGACGACATCTACCAGAACGTGCTGGTCGATTACATCCTGTACCGCGCCTACAGCAAGGACACCGAATATGCCGCTGACCAGAACCGGGCAGCGACACACCAGAACGCCTATATCGCTGCGCTTACCGGCAAGGCAAAGGTGGAAGTGGGGGCCAACCCCAATTCAATGGCTCCGGCCAATCCCAACGTCACGCCTAACACCCGCTAACTGAAAGGAGCATCGAAATGGGCGCTTTTAGCAACTACCTCGAAGAAAAGATCGTTGAGCATTTCTTGCGAAACAACGCGATCACACCGCCAACCACGGTCTATGTGGCGCTGTTCGAGTCCGACCCCGGCGAAGCCACGGGCGGTACCGAGACGGCCTACACCGGCTACGGGCGGCAGTCGGCCACATGGACGGCACTGGACGCCAACGGCCAGACCAAGAACGTCGGCGCCTTGACTTTCCCGGCCAACGGAAACGCATCGGCCAGCGTGACCATCACGCACCTGGCGCTGTACGACGCGGCCACCAACGGCAACCGTCTGTTCTACGCGCAACTGTCAGCCTCCAAGACGCTTTCGCCGGGTGACGTGCTTTCGTTCGCCGCCAACGCTATCGTCTTTGGTCTTGACTAAAGGGTTGAGGTTTCCTCAATCCTGACGTGACGTGAACGGGGCAGTTAACGGATTCTCGATCAATGGCACGGTACTTCCCTCTTGGGTAGTCCGTGCTGTTGTCGTTGCCACTGCCGCCGCGACCGTCGCCAGCAGCGAACCGACACGCACCACCTACGCCTCGGCTCACGGTGATGCAGCCGTCGTCGTCTCGCTGACCCAGACGCACACCATTCAGGCGCGTGCTACCGGCACAGCCTCAGTTTCATCCAGCATCGAACCGACGTTGGAGTTCGCCGGTTCCAGCTTGGCCACGGCCACGGCCACCGGTAACGGCGCAGTTCGCCGTGATGTATGGGCCACTGCCGGGGGTGACGCCACCTGTACCGCCGACGCACTGACGGCACAGGCTATCGGCGAGGCGCAGGCTTTCGCGGTTTCAACCGTCGATCTGGCGCTGGCGCACATCATCCACCCAGGACGATCGGTCACGCTTTGCGAGGCCAGTGGCGAGGCCAGTGGCGACGTGACGCGCTACCCGACCGTGCTGCTGACCTATGGCTACTCCGGGCCGTCGTGGGGCGAGGCCTCAGTCAAGCGCAATGGCAACGACTACTTCGAGCACGACGGCTACAGTCTGTCCACTAGCACGGCCACCAGCCTTGTCGAGCAAGACAAGACCAAGATCATCGCCACGCTGGGAGCGTTCGACTTCGGCAACGGCACGTCTGGAGCCAACAGCTTCATCGTGTATTCCGCACGGGCAACCGGTACGGCGATCAACACGCCGCAGCTTGTTCCGGCAACGCACATCTACCGACCGACGGCCAATGCCACAGGCACGGCTACCTGCACGGCAGACGCTACGCGAGTGGTCATGCCGACCGCAACCGGGTTGAGCGAGTCCATCACCTACGGCCCAAAAGCACGCATCCGGTACGCCAGCAGCGGGGCCGGCTCCATGGGGGCCAGTGTCGTGCAGGCGCTGGGTGTGCGCATGGCCATGGCGCAGCAGGACGGCGCTACGGCTGGCGCCACACTGGCCGAAGGCATTGTGTTCGGCATGCAGCACTGGGGCGCGACAGACGTAGGGCTGGCTGGCGTCACCACGCAATCCAGGGCCGATGTTTCCTATGCCGCCACCGGTATCGCATCGCTGGCCATGGCTGTGTCGCTGGACAGTACGCCGACGCTGCTGAAATTTGGCCAAGTCGATGCCGTGATGGCAACCGCACTGGTGGGCCGCGCTTTCGCCCTGGCCAACTCGGAAATCCGGGCGCCGGATGACCGCTACATGATCGTGGGGCAGGAAGATCGCGCCATGGTCGTCTCCGCAGAAGAACGAATGATGGTGGTGACAGCATGAACCTCGGGAACTTTACCAAGCAGCCGGTCGAGATCATCGACTACGACATCGACTACAGCGAGTGGCTGACCGCAGGCGACAACGTGCAGGCCGCATCGGTCGAAGTGGCGCCCATCGGGCTGACGGTCGAATCGACCTTCATCAACGACCCTCGCGTGAAGATCTGGGTTTCTGGCGGCACCACAGGCACCACCTACAAGCTGACCGTCACGGCTACGACCGCAGATGGCCGCGTCAAGCAGGACGAATTCAAGGTCAAGGTGAAGGACATCTGACATGACACAGGTTTTCAAGAACAACGCCTACGCATCACTGTCCGCTGAATTGTCGGCAGCCGGCACGCTGGCAACCCTGGCCGCTGGGCAAGGGGCACGCTTCCCGGCACCGACAGGCGGCGATCACTTCCTGGCCACGCTGATCCTGCTGGACGGCAATGGCGCAGAGGCGGGTTGGGAGATCGTGAAATGCACGGCACGCGCCACCGACGGCCTGACCATCGAACGGGCGCAGGAAGGCACCACGGCACGCATCTGGCCTGTCGGAAGCCGTATTGAGCTACGCACCACGGCGGGCACGCTGGATAGCTTCACCGATACCGCGCAGGCCGCTGCCGCCGCCCCCGTGCAGAGTGTATTCGGGCGCACGGGCACCGTGACGCTGCAAGGCGCAGACGTAACCGGTGCACTTGGCTTCACGCCGCTGGACGCAGCCCAGAAAAGCGCAGCCAACGGAATCGCGCCACTTGGTTCTGATAGCAAGGTGCCTGCCGCGTACCTACCTTCCTATGTCGATGACGTGCTGGAGTACGCCAACCTTGCCGGGTTTCCGGACATTGGCGAGACGGCCAAGATCTACGTGGCGCTGGACAGCAACAAGACTTATCGCTGGACAGGCTCTGCCTATGTCGAGATCAGCCCATCACCCGGCACCACAGATTCATTGACCGAAGGCGCGACCAACCTCTACTTCACAACGGCACGGGCACGGGCCGCGCTGAGTGCTACTGGAGCAGTGACATACAACAGCGCGACCGGTGTGATTTCAGCAGAGCTTACGTCGGGCTACTCGTCAAAAACTGTCTCAACCAACACCACACTTGCCGCCGATACCGAATACGAGACAGGCCGCAATTTGCGTATCAACCACGGCGTCAATCTGGCCATCCCGGCATCAACCAAGCTGATCGTGCGTAAGTACGCAGCAGGCTCATCGCTTTAACAGGAGAAAACTATGTCCATGCAACTTGATTCAGCCAGTGGTTCCATTACGCTCATCCCCGAGGACGGCGCAGGAAACGTCAATGTCACGGTGCCACGCGGCGGGTTTGCTTCAGTTCCGGCCTACGGGCTGTTCGCAAAAGCAGACTCGACCACCGTCGCATTCACCAAGACTGCTGCTGGCGCCGCAAGCGTCAAGGCTGGAACGAAGGTCGACGTGGCCGGAACATTGGTGCAGTTCGCCAGCGCGACCGCTATTACCATGCCGACTCTCACGGCTGGCACTGACTACGCTATCTGGGTAAAGGACGACGGCACCATTCAGGCATCGAGCAGCCATACGTCTGCACCAGGCGCTGGCAACTGGCGCAAGATCGGCGGCTTCCATTACGCTCCGGGCGGCAATGCGGCGGCGCAATCAGGTGGCGATACCACGCCGGCTATCAATGCCTACTCCTTCTGGGATCTGAAATTCCGCCCAGCATGCTCCGACCCTCGCGGCATGACGCTGGTTGCCGATTCGTTCTGGTCTGACATCTATCTTTTGGGTGTCGATCACCTGACCAATGGAACATCGAAGTACAACGTGACCATTGCCGACGGCAGCAGCCCGCCGAAAATCCCGACAAAGTTTGGCGGAAACGGCAGCACGGCCTATTCAACGCTCAATTGGTGGGAAGCCAACGAGGTTCTGCAATCGTGGGGCAAGCGATCTCCGACCTATGACGAGTTTGCCGCGCTGGCCTACGGTACCACCGAGGCAAGCTCTGTTGGCACCGATCAAGGCAGCACCATCCTGAATGCCGCCTACACGTCCAAATGGGGATGCATCCAGTCCTCTGGATGCATGTGGGTATGGGGCGGTGAGTTTGGCGGCGGCGCAGCGGCAGCAAGTTGGACGGCGAATACCGGAGGACGGGGTTCTACTTATCAGATGGAAAACGCCGTGCT